TACAATTATTTTATGATACTGATACGGAACTGCTTTTTAGGGAAATGTGTACGATAATACAAGAACACTATAAATTAGATAATTTATCTGATGTAGTTTATAAAGTAATTGAAGATGAATACAAAGTTATTAAAAGTAAAAGCGCAAACTGATTATAAATCCTTTGCTATAAGGTCAGGCACTTTTGTAAAAGAAAGTGAAATACACACTATTATAAATTATAATTGTGACGCTTATGATGAACAAGGCGAACCCTTATTTTTTTTTAGAAAAAATGTAATCCCTGCTAACTTATGCAAAACTGCATATTATGCTTTACGAACAGCAGCTACAGGAACAAATAATAGAGGAGACGCAGCTGGTTTTCACCACCCACTAGAAAATACTACTATCAAAGGGCAAAGGCTTGAAAGTGGTAAACCTCAAAAAAGATTTACAGTAGTTAAAAAAGATGGGACGCTTGATAGCGTAGCAAGAGCGCAACACGTTAAGAGTGGAATCATAGGTTACTTCGATAGAAATGTTAGATTTCCATATTGCAGACAAACTGCTTGGACAGAAAAAAATTTTCCGAATTATATCAAAAGTAAAAAATATATACAAGCTATTTCTGATGAATTTAAAAAAGCATCGCCTGATAGATACGAAGAGCAAAAAAAAGCTATAGATAGAACGCATAATGATTTTAAAATAGAAGGAACAGTTTTTACAACAGTTACAGTAAACAAAAATTTTAGAACAGCAATACACGTTGATGCTGGAGATTATGAAAAGGGATTAGGTAATATAGCAGTTTTACAAGCTGGAGAATATCAAGGAGGTGAAACTTGTTTACCGAGATATGGCATAGGCTTTGATGTAAGAAATACTGACGTATGCTTTTTCAATGTTCACGAATGGCACGGCAATTTACCTATAGTAGCAAAAAAACCATACGAAAGAATAAGTCTAGTTTGCTATTATAGAAAAAATATGGATAAATGTGGAAGCAGTAAAGAAGAACTAGATATAGTAAAAAATAGAAAAAATTTTAAAGGGTTAAATGTATAAATTAATAATACCAACCTATAAAAGAGCTGAAACTCTTAAAAATAAAACAATGGCATATTTAAAAAAAACAAACATCAACGCTAAAAATATTTTTATATATGTAGCCAATAAAGAAGAAAAAGAACTATATGAAAACACAATAGATAAAAATAGTTATGCAGAAATAATTATAGGCAAAAGAGGATTACCACAACAAAGGAACTTTATACAAAAAACACATAAGATAGGTGAAAATTTATTTATGCTAGATGATGATTTAAAATCTATAAAAATGAAAGTCAATGATAAAGTATTAACAGAAATAAATGATTTAGATAGTTTTATAAATTTTGCTTTTGATATTTGCAATAAAAATAAAACTAGATATTTTGGCACATACCCAGTTGATAATCCTTATTTTATGAAGAATGTAATTACTTTTGATTTGAGATATATAGTTGCTAACATAAGTGGTACTGTAAATAATCACGATATATTTAGAGATGAGGGTGAAGAATGTGAAGCAAGAAAAAATTTTACAGCAGGAAAAGAAAGCCACGAAATGACAATCAAATATTTTTTAGCAGATAAAAGCATAGCAAGATTTAATTATATAGCGCCCACGAGTACTTACTGGGGAGGTGAAGGTGGTCATCAAGTTTCCAGAAACATAAAAGGAGAAAAAGCAGCTACTGAATGGTTGTATAAAAAATACCCACAATACTTCAAAAAAGTTTTAAGAAAAAATGGTATGTGGGATTTAGTAATTAAAAGGAAAAAAAAATGAAAGAAGCTGGAAGACCTAATTTTGAACCAACACCAGAAATGGAAAGGATATGTTCACTCGGAGTAGCTTTTGGTTTGACACACGAACAAATAGCAAAGCTAGTAGGGTGCAGTCCGAAAACATTAAGGAAACATTTTCAAAACGCATTAGAAACAGGTAAAGAAAAATTGACTATGGCAATAGGAAGCCAACTATATAAAAAAGCTATGAAAGGCGATACGATATCAGCAATATTTTTAGCAAAAACGAAAGCTGGTTTTACAGAAAAAGTTGAACACGAAGGATTGCCTAACAATATTTCAGTGAGCTTTAATTTAGAGCCAGATAAAAAAGTAGTTGACGCAGAAATAATAAACGATAAGATTACTCACAAAAAGGAGTGATTATGGCAAAAAGAGGATTATATGCAAATATTCACGCAAAGAGAAAAAGAATAAAAGCAGGCTCAGGAGAAAAAATGCGAACACCCGGGAGCAAGGGAGCCCCAGCTAAAGGAATATTCAAAAAAATAGCAGCTAGCGAAAAAAGAAAAAAATCAAAAAAGAAAACAACAAAGAAAGGATAATACAATGCCAGGTGGTAAAGGAACATACGGAAAAAAAATGACTAAAAAAGTCAAAATAGTAATGGGTAACAAAAACAAAAAAGCTAAAAAGAAAACTAAAAAGAAAATGAGCGCCTAATGAAAGGTGTTAAACACTATAAAAGAGATGGTACACTTTTCAAAGGCAACACGCACAAAATGCCTAATGGTGATTTACATTCAGGTAAAACTCACGGCAAAACAAGTGTAAAATTATTTCATTTTAGTGAGTTATCAAAAAGAGCAAAAGCAAAAGCAAAAAAAGGATAAACAATGGCTATAGAATATAGAGGAGAAAGATTCTCTGGTTACAATAAGCCTAAAAGAACTCCTAATGGTCCAAAAAAATTTGCAGTATTAGCAAGAAACAAAGGCAAAACAAAACTGATAAGATTTGGCGACCCAAATATGAAAATAAAAAAAAGTAGCCCAGCAAGAAGGAAAAGTTTTCGAGCAAGACATAAATGTGATACGTCTCCACCAAATAAACTTACTGCTCGATATTGGTCGTGTAAGAATTGGTAAGTGTTCCCTATGCATATTACCATTCCTTACACACCGAGACCACAACAAGCCGAACTACACAAAAACCAAAAAAGATTTAAAATATGTGTATCACATAGAAGGTGGGGTAAATCAGTCTATGCAATTACAGAAATATTAAGAAAAGCATTAGAAATAAAAACAGAAAGAAACGATGGTAGATTTGCATATATAGCGCCTTACTACCGACAAGCAAAAGCTGTTGCTTGGGATTATTTATTATATTATACAAAAGATATTCCCGGAACGAAAATAAACCAATCAGAACTGCGTGTTGATTTAATAAATGGTAGTCGTATAAGATTGTATGGAGCAGGTGATGACCCTGATGCTTTGAGAGGAATATTTTTAGATGGTTGTGTTTTAGATGAGTATGCTGATATGTCTCCTAGAATGTGGAGTGAGGTGATACGACCTGCGCTTACTGATAGAAAAGGTTGGGCGATATTTATTGGTACTCCTAAAGGTAGAAATCAATTTTGGCAATTATATGAAGATGCAAAACACGATAGCGAATGGCATAGAGCAATTTATCGTGCAAGTGAAACAGGAGTAGTAGACCCAGTTGAATTAGAAGCAGCAAAAAAACAAATGGGTGAAGATGAATATATGCAAGAGTTTGAATGTTCTTGGGCAGCAGCTATCAAAGGTTCATATTATGGTAACTTGATAATAGAAGCTGAACAAGAAAATAGAATAACTAAAGTAGAAAAAGACCCAGCATTACCAGTTCACGTTGCTTGGGATTTAGGCATATCGGATAGTTGTGCTTTATGGTTTTTTCAAGTAACAATGGGCGAAGTAAGAGTTTTTGATTATTATGAAAGCGCTGGTGTTGGTTTAGACCATTATGTAAAAGTTATGGAAGAAATGAATGTAGAATATTGGGGTGATGATTATTTGCCTCACGATGCTAAAGTAAGAGAGCTAGGAACTGGTAGAACTAGAGCAGAAACTTTAATAAATATGGGAAGACGCCCACGCATAGTACCAAGTCATAAAATAGATGACGGAATCAATGCAGTACGATTATTGTTGCCAAAATGTTATTTTGATGTTAAGAGATGTGAAAACGGATTAAATGCTTTGAGAAATTATCAGAGAGAATGGGACGATACTAAAAGAGTTTTTAGAAAAAACCCTTTACATAACTGGGCATCTCACGGCAGTGATAGTTTTAGGTATTTAGCTATGTCTTACAAAAATATAAGACCCAAAGAAAAAGAACCAGATATTATGAAAGAATTAGTACGAACACCTACACTAGATGAAATGATAGATATGCACGATAGAGAACAACGTAATAAACCAGAAAAAAGGATATAATTATGGCTTATGGTAAAAAAAAGAAACCTATGAATGGTGCTTTAAAAGGTAAACAAAAAAATTTACCTACAGCATTGAAGAAAAAAATTATAGCATCAAAAAATAAAAAAAATAAAAAAAAATAAAATGACCGATGAAGAAAAACAAATGATGATTGATATGTTAAAAAGAGAAAATAATTTACTACAGTATCATCAAGATTCTATTAATAAAAACTTAATGTTTGATGAACAAGGTAATCCTACTACTGTATATATAAGAGGAGCAGTTAATCCAGAACAACCTGATAGGTTGTATGCTGTTCCTAGCTATGATAATGAAACTGGAAAAATTATTGAGAATGAAGATAGGCTTACTGATATGGCTATGGAAAAAAATTTTTTTGAAACTATGCCTTATACAACAAGATATGAAGATAATAGAGATTTAACTGAAGAAGAACATATGGAATTAGTTAGAAAATTAAAAAATGTCATAAATAGGGACGGAACTATGATACAAAAAATAAGAGGAACTTATGGCAGAAACTAGAAAAGAAACAGTTAAACTACAAGGCACTGCAAGATATTGGCAAATGGAACTTGAAACTGCTGATGAAACTGAAAAAGATTGGCGTGAAAGAGGAAGAAATGTAGTATCTCGATATAGAGATGAAAGAGATGCTGATACCTATGGCGCTGGACTATATAAACAATTTAATATCTTATGGTCTAATACAGAAACAATGAAAGGCGCTTTATTTGCTCGTATGCCAAAAGCAGATGTGCGTAGAAGATATAATGACAATAATCCTATTACTAGGCAAGTTGCAATAGTATTAGAAAGAGCATTAGAATATGGAAACGAAGTATATTCAGCAGACAAACCTATTAAGGCAGCTATAGAAGATTATCTTTTGCCCGGCAGAGGTGTTGTTTGGGTAGTGTACGAACCTATTTTTGTCAAAGAAACTGTGCAAATGGAATCAATTGATGCTGATGGTAATATGGTAATGATTGATAAAGAGGAAGAACGTATAGCTGACCAAAGATGTTATTTTCAATATGTTAATTGGGAAGATTATAGAGAGAGCCCAGCTAAAAGACCTGAAGATGTATATTGGAAAGCTAGAAGGCACTTACTTACTAGAGATGAATTAATTGAAAAAGGATTTAAAAATGCTCGTGATATTCCATTAAATTGGTCTCCTGAACCAACTGAAGGTTATCAGGAAGAATATTCTGAAATATTTTCAAGAGCAGAAGTTTGGGAAATCTGGGATAAATATACTAGAAAAAGATTTTTTATATCAAAAGGATATAATGAAGTATTAGCTGAAGATGAAGACCCTTATGAACTTGAAAACTTTTTTCCTTGTCCTGATTCATTAGTAGCTATTAGAACTAATGAAACCAGTATACCTATTCCAGAATTTACATTATATCAAGACCAAGCTGACGAACTTGATAGGATTACTACAAGGATAAGCAATCTAATAGAAGGATTAAAAAGGAGAGGTGTATACGATGCTTCTGTACCTGAACTATCGCATTTAGCAGATGCTGGTGATAATGATTTTGTACCTTCAGAAAATTTTTCACAATTAGCAGCTAAAGGTGGGTTGCAACAAGTATTTCAACAAGAAGATATAGCGCCTATAGCACAAGTTCTAGCTGGTTTGTACCAACAAAGAAACCAAGTGTTAGATACTATTTATCAAATTACTGGTATATCTGATTTAATAAGAGGTTCTACAAAAGCTAGTGAAACTGCAACTGCACAACAACTAAAAGCGCAGTTTGGTAGTATGAGAATGCGCAAAAAACAATCTGAAATTGCTGAATATATTAGAGATTTATTTAGATTAAAAGCAGAAATAATAGCAGAACACTACGAACCAGAAACTTTAGCAGCTATGACAGCATTAGTAATTACTCCAGAAATGATGCAAATAATGCGAGATGATAAATTGCGTAGATACTCTATAGATATTGAATCAGATGCTACAGTTTTTACTAACGAAGAAGAAGAAAAAAGAACTAGAATAGAATTTTTATCATCATTTGGAAGCTATTTAGAAAGGGCAGTAGGAATAGCAACAAAATCACCTGACCTTACACCACTTGCTTTTCAAGCATTAAGATTTTTGATGGGCGCTTGGAAAGTTGGTAGGAACTTTGAAGATGTTATTGATAGAACGGAAGCTACATTATTACAACAAGCACAAATGATGAAACAAGCTGGAAGACAACCTACAGAAGCTGAAAGAATAGCAGCACAAAAAATGCAAACTGAAATGGCAAAAGAGCAACTTAAACAACAAGGTAAACTAGCAGATATACAAGCAAGAGAAAGAGCTTCTGGTAATAAAGTTTCTACAGAAGCGCAATCAAGCCGAGCCAGAGCAGAAGCAAAAAAAGAACTAGCGCTACTTGAAAGCGATATGAAAATAGCAGAAAAAATGAATGAGGAAGCAAAAGATGAGCTACAGAGATAATTATGATAATATAAAATGGTCTAAATGCACATTTAAACCTACAAAAGCAACTAAAAGAACAAAATCACATCAGGTTATGGGTGATATACAGGAATTTGTGTCTCCAATCGATAAAACTGTTATAGGCAGTCGTTCTCAAATAAGAGAACACGAAAGGAAACATAATGTCAGGCAATGTGGAAATGATTATACCAGTTCTACAAAACCTAAATTTTGGGATAATATGATTAACAATAAAAGAGGATAATATGACACAAGAAAGCACTCCTAATCAGGAATCAGCACCAGAAAAAGCACCAAATTTAGATGCAGTTTTGGAAGGTGCAATAAATGAAGCGCTACCAACTGAAGAAACACCTACAACAGAGGAAGTAAAAAAAGCTCCTCAACCTGACGCTCCACAAAATGTGGAAGAAACTAATTCTGAAGAATCTAATTCTGATTCATTAGACCAGATAGCTACTGAAAATGAAACAGAAACCCAAGATTCTACCGAAGAACCTTCTGATGACACTCCAGTCGCAGCAGTTGATGGACAGGATTCGCAAGAACCTCCACTAGAAGCTCCAAAAAACTGGTCAGAAGAAGTAAGAAGCAAGTTCAAGGATTTACCTCGTGATGCTCAGGAGTATATGCTAAAACGAGATAAAGAAATGACTGCTGATTACACCCGAAAGACGCAAGAAGTAGCCGAACAACGCAAAAGTTTTGAATCATTAGATAAAGTTATAGCTCCAATGAGACAGCAAATATCAGCAAGTGGCATTAGTGAAGCCGAATATATATCAAGATTGCTTAATGCTGATTTAGCGCTCAGAAATAACCCAAAAATGGCAATCAAACAATTAGCACAAGGTTATGGTATTGACCTTTCGTCTTATGACAGTGATTCTGTTGAATATGAAACAGATTCACAAATTACCCAACTAAAACAACAAAATCAAGCAATCCTTGCAGAATTAAATCAGTTCAAACAACAAAATCTGCAATCTGCGAGACAACAAACTGAAAATCAAATAAACACATTTGCTAATACTAAAGACGAAAAAGGCAACTTGAAATATCCACATTTTGATAAAGTAAGAACAAAAATGGGAAATTTAATTGATGCTAATGAAGCAAAAGGTTTAGAAGATGCTTATGCTAAAGCTGTAAGATTAGATGATGAACTATATAAAGAATCATTAGACAATCAAAGAAAACAAGCTAAAGCAGAAGAAGATGCTAGAAGAAAAGCAGCAGTTGAAAAGGCTAAAAAAGTTAGACCTAGAACAGCTACTGCACCACCATCAGGTTCGGTTAAAGCTACAGATTTAGATGCCTTGTTAATGGAATCAATTAATAAAGTGGGTGTTGCTAAATGAGTTGTGGGATAACATTAACTTATAGAGAGGTATATTATGGCAACTTCGCCTAACAGTACATTTACTGAAATCGTTACAACTACTCTTGCTGGTTACTCAAAAACACTAGCAGATAACGTAACAAATAGTAATGCCTTACTACGTCATATTGATGCAAAAGGCAACAAGCAAGTAGCTACTGGTAGAACCATTGTGCAAGAATTAGAATATGCAACTAACTCAACTGCAAAATGGTATAGTGGTTACGAAGTATTAGACACATCTACATCTAATGTATTCACAGCAGCTGAGTTTAATTATAAACAATTAGCTGGTAACGTGGTTATATCTGGATTAGAACAGGTCGAAAACTCTGGAAAAGAAGCAATTTTTAACTTGCTTAAATCAAGAGTAAGAAACTTAGAAAAAACATTAAACAATACTATGGCTACATCTTTGTATGCTGATGGTACTGGCACAGATGGTAAAGAACTAGGTGGATTACAGTTGATTGTTCCCGGAACAGTCGGAAACACAGTCGGTGGCATTAACTCTACTACTTACACATTTTGGCAAAATAAAGTGTATGATTTTAGTGCAGCATCAGGAAGTCCAACTCCTAGTGCAACCACTATACAAACAGCGATGAACACTTTATGGCTAGATACTACAAGAGGAGCAGATGTTCCAGATTGTATAGTAGCAGATACAAATTACTTTAATTTCTATTGGAGTTCTTTACAGACTAACCAAAGATTTACAAGTGATGATAATGCTAGTGCAGGCTTTATGAACTTAATGTTTATGAACGCACCTGTGTTCTTTGATGACCAATGTCCAAGTAATAAGATGTATTTCTTAAATACGGACTATTTATTCCTTCGTTCAGCTCAAGGTAGAGAATTCTCTCCTT